ACGGTGGAGTTATGAATCATGAAACAGTAGAGTCTATGAGTAAGAGACGCAAACCTTTTACTGTCGATTACACAGGATTTGGTTGGGTTCTTATTCGTAAGGGTGTATTTGAGCGTCTCGAATATCCTTGGTTTGCTCCTAAGATGCAAGTCTTTGAGTCAGGCAATGTTCAGGACATGTGTGGCGAAGATGTCTCATTCTGTCTAGATGCCAAAGAAGCAGAGGTAGAGACTTGGTGCGATCCTCGTATCAGAGTCGGTCACGAGAAGATGCGTGTTATCTAATGTCTTACGGAACTCTTTATAACCTTTTGTATAATAATGAGGTACTTTACAAGTGCCTCACTGAAGAGGAACTAGGAGAGGTTCTGCAAGATTATGCTGACCGCTTTTTCTCGGATAGAGAGAATAATATTGACCCAGATAAAATTGATGTACAACCACAACGGAGATAGTAATGCCCGTCAGAACTAAAACAGGAAACTTTGGATCTGTAACTGTATCAGACACCACCCCCAAAAAAACTCGACAAGGAAGAGGCAAACATACAAAATATGCAGCAACGTCTCGAAATAGTGCTAAAAAGAGATATAAAGGACAAGGCAAATGAATGTAAAAGACTTAATCACCGCAATCGCTCGTTTTCCAGAAGAATACAAAGATATGCGGAAAGGAGAACTATCTAAAAGACAGATAGAACTTCTTGATGGTGCGGAAATTAAGTCGCATGAAGGTATGATATACGGTGCAATGTATAAAGACTGGAAAGTAAGGAAGGGGTTTGAAGATGAGAATGAATGATCAAACTAAACTAATGTACGCTCTAGAGCATATTGATCACCTCTATGATTTAATAGAGGGAAATTATTGGGAAGATTACCTCTATGATAATATAAGAAGTATGGAAGTTATTTTAGAGGCACAATTAGACGAAATAAATAAAAAGAAATTCCGAAGATAAATATATACGGCATACGTCCTGAAAAAATGGATACCTGGCATAATCCTGGTTATTTTAAAAGGAATAGTGGAGGAAAACTAGTGGAAGTTGACAATAGGACTCTGATTACAGAGACAGATTCAGATCATCAGTTAAAAAAAATTGCTAAACGCAATGTAAATCTACCCAAAGAAGAACTATACGATCCTTCTACGGAAAGAACTGATTGGGAAGTGACTAAATAGATATTAAATAATAGTATTAAATAAATATCATGCCCTTAGAGCGATCTAGCGTTGGTTTTAAGGATATTAGCTTGTCCTTAAAACAAAATCCACTCACAAAGGACGTTTTAGTTCTTAAAAATGAGAATGCTATAGCTCGTTCTGTGCAAAATCTTGTTCTTACCCTTCAAGGTGAGAAAATGTTCGATCCAGATCTTGGATGTGCAGTAAACAGACTACTATTTGAGAATGTAGACATGTTTACAGCAGATAATTTAAGAAGAGAGATAGAATCGGTCATTGAGAACTACGAACCAAGGGTAGACATTGATACAGTCACGGTAGAACCTGATTTTGAAGGTAATGCAATGGATGTAACTATAGTATATGTGATCATTGGGATAAATGCTTCACCTCAGCAGTTATCATTTGTCTTATTACCGACTCGATAGATGGCATTAGTAAATTTTTCAAATTTAGACTTTGATCAGATAAAGACTCAAGTCAAAAGTTATCTGAGAACTAACAGTGACTTTACGGATTTTGACTTTGATGGGTCTAACTTCTCTATATTATTAGATACATTAGCGTATAACACGTATATATCAGCATATAATGCCAATATGTTGTCTAATGAGGTGTTTATTGATGGTGCTACACTAAGAGAAAACGTTGTATCTTTGGCAAGAAACGTTGGTTATATGCCAAGATCTAATGTATCTGCAAGAGCAAAGATATCCTTCTTTATATCTACTGCCAATTTAACGAAAAACCCTACTACAATCACTCTTAAAAAGGGTATTGTAGCAACAAGTTCGTCTAATTTTGGAAAACAGAGTTATACCTTCTCAATTCCTGAAGATATTATAGTTCCAGTGTCTGGTGGTATTGCTACTTTTGATGCAATATCAGTTTATGAGGGAATTTACCTTACAGAGACCTTTACATATAATAGTTTAAACAAAGATCAAAGGTTTATTCTCAATAACACCAATATTGATACCTCCTTATTGAGAATTGAAGTAAGAGAGACTAAAGAAAGTTCAATAACTAGAAAATATAAGTACGTAAACAACATTAGTGAAGTTGATAGTAAAGACGATATCTTCTTTTTGAATGAAATTGAGGATCAAAGATATGAAATCTTCTTTGGTGATGGTCTTTTTGGTAGAAAATTACAAGATAAGAACTATATTATTGCCTCTTATATTGTTACTGCAGCAGATAATGCTAATGGAATATCAGATTTTACCTTTGTAGGTAGACTACATGATAATGATGGCAATACAGTTAAGGTTTCATCACCAATTGTGACTGCAGATGAGGCTTCTGGTGGTGGTACTTCTATTGAAACTGTTGCTTCAATTAAGAAATTTGCTCCTAGAGTCTATGCATCTCAGAATAGAGCAGTAACAGCAACAGATTATGAGACCATTTTACCCCAAATATTCCCTGAAACTGAATCAGTTGCTGTTTTTGGTGGTGAAGAATTGACTCCACCTAAGTTTGGTAAGGTTTATATCACAGTAAAACCTAGAAATGGCACATATTTACCAAATAACATTAAGGATAACCTTAAAATTGCTCTTAAAAAGTATGCAGTAGCAGGAATTCTTCCAGAATTTATTGATTTGAAGTATCTTTATGTTGAATATAAGTCTAGTGTTTACTATAACGCTAATTTGGGTAGTGCCCAACAGTTAAAAACTACAATAACTAACAATATTAACAGGTATTCTGCATCAACAGACCTAAACAAATACGGTTCTAGGTTTAAATACAGTAAATTCCTTAAGATGATTGACGATTCTGATCGTGCAATCACCTCAAACATCACAATGGTTAATATGAGGAGGGACTTAAAGGTCTTAGTTAATGAAGTTGCTGAATATGAAATATGTTTTGGTAATGAATTCCATGTAAAAAATCCAACAGGGTATAACTTTAAGTCTTCTGGGGTGTCAGTTAGTGGTATAACAGGTACTGTTTACTTTAGCGACATACCAGATGCAGACCTTTTAACAGGAACAGTCATTATATTTAAGTTGGATGCAGCACAAACACCTATAGTTGTACGTCAAAATGCGGGTAAAATCGACTATAAGAAAGGTGAGATTATGATTAATGCTCTAAATATTACTGCCACTACTAAGAAGGCATCTGGAGACCAGATAATTGAGGTCTCAGCTATTCCTAAGTCCAATGATGTTATTGGAAAACAGGATTTATACTTACAATTAAGTTCATCATCATCAACTATTACAATGGTATCCGACACCATATCTTCTGGAGCAGAGCTCTCAGGATCAGGATATATAGTATCATCTAGTTACACCGACGAAGAATACGTAAGGTTGTAAAGATATGCAGAAAAATAGAGTAAAAGCCCGCCACTTAGTACAGGATCATGTGCCTAATTTTGTTAGGGACAATTATCCTGAATTTCAAGACTTTCTTAGGACTTATTATAAGTCAGTAGAATCACCTGGTGGTCCTACTGATATACTTAATAATATTGATCAATATGTAAGATTAGAGAATTTATCAGAACTAGTATATTTTACTGATACTACTTCTGGTATTGGATTGTTTAATGATACAATAAATGTAAGTGATACTGTAGGATTTCCAGAACAGCATGGTTTAATTCAGATTGATAATGAGGTCATTAGTTATGAATCTAAAACTGCAACTACTTTTATAGGTTGTGAGAGAGGTTTTAGTGGAATAACATCATATAAAGGTGAGACTGATGATAGTTTAACCTTTAGCGAAACAGCAGTATCGGAACATGTTTCTGGGTCAGTAGTATATAATTTACATGCTTTATTCTTATTTGAGTTTTATAGAAAGTACAAAGCACAATATACACCAGGATTTGAAGATATACACTTCTTTGATGCAATTAATGAAAAGATTATAGTCTCCAGATTAAAAGATTTTTATGCTGCAAAGGGTGCTAGTTCTTCTTTTGACATACTGTTCAAGATAATTTTTGGTGTTGAAATATCAGTTGTTAAACCAAGAGACTTCTTAATTCAACCCTCAGACGCAGATTATAGAATTGTTAGAGATTTGGTTGTAGAACCATTGGCTGGTGATCCTAATGATTTAATTAATAGGACTCTTTTCCAAGATGAAACTGGTTCTATTCAAAAAGCAACAGGTTCTATTACTGCTGTAGAACAGTTAATTAAAGATAATCAGGTTTACTATAGATTAAGTCTTGATTATAATCCAGATATTGAACTCTTTAAGTTTACAGTTCATCCTAAAACAAGACTTACTGAAGCAGCACCTTTTGGTCAAGATTATCTTGATGTTGACTCTACTGTAAGTTTTCCTGCATCTGGTATTCTTCAGGTTACAGTTGATTCTGTTATATACGATATTTCTTATACTTCTAAGTCATCTACTCAGTTCTTTGGTTTAGAATGTCCAGTTAATATTACAAATTCTTCTAATATAACAACACCAGACTATGCATATGCTGTTGATAATGAAGGAAATGATATAAGAGTTAAAATAAGTGGTGTTCTTGGTGATTTAATTTATGATGCTGGTGCATCAAATTATTATTCTGCAGGAGATCAAGTAGAAATTGTATCTTTAGGATATGATACTCAGGATCAATTATATAAGAGTTGGATTTTAAATATTACTCCTGAATATGATGTTGATATTATTACAAGATTAACTACTGCGATTAATGGTGCTGCACAGTATAGAATTACTACCTTTGATCCTCATGTATTTACTTTAGGTGATATTGGAACATTAACTTCAAGTACAGGACTCATTTATGATGTAAGTGTTCTTGCTGTTGGTGATGAAAGAACTTTTGATGTTAATTTACCTGCAAATCTTACAACCAATAACGTAACATTTACGGTTAGAAGAGGAATTTCTAAGGTTTCTGCAACAAATCTTCCGAAATTATCAAAAGTATCTGCTAATATACAAAATGTTTATACTCATGAGGATGGTGTAGGTGGAAGAGATGCTTATGTTGTATCTGCATCATTACCAGACTACTTTAATACACCAATTGTACCTAAAGACCAAGCAGTAATTTTTAGTGGACAATATAATGGGTTTGAGATGAACATTGGTTCAAATCCATTCTATAGTGGAGATGCTGTTTGGTATAGTGCTAATAATAATATTCCACTTAGTATACCTGAAGGTCAATATTTCATTAAAAAGGTAAATGCAAGTACAGTTAAACTTGCAACTAGTAAATCAAATATTGCAAATGATGTATTTGTAAGGGTTTTTGGTACAGTAACGAATAATAAATTTGAATTAATAGATTTTTATGGAAAAGAGATAAAACCACAAAATATAGTTAGAAAATTCAGTAAACCTGAAATTTCAGATGCTTCAGAGCTCACAACTCCAGGTCAAATTGGAATGTTCCTTAATGGTGTAGAAGCATTAAACTATAAATCAAGCGATTTGGTATATTATGGTCAGATTGAAGGTATTAATGTATCTGCGGTTGGAGATTCTAACTATGATGTTATTAATCCACCAGTACTTCACATTGAGGATAGTATAGGTGTTGGTGCAACTGGTGTATGTAATCTTACTGGATCATTAAAGAGAATTGATATTATTGATAAAGGATTTGACTATGTTACAGATCCAACTGTAACCATTTTTGGTGGTGAGGGTGATGGTGCAGAGGCAAAATGTAATCTCTCTAAAGTAACTCATAAAGTATACTTTAACGCTGCATCACAATATGTTGATGTGAATCTTAATGAGAATACTATTGGTTTTAGTACATATCATAAATTAAGAGATCAAGAAGAAGTAATCTATAAAAATGAAGGTCAGACTGCAGTTGGTGGATTAGTAGATAAATCAATCTATTTTGCCAATACAATTGATGATAGAACAATTAAACTTCATAATACGTATGAAGATGCAATTTCTGGTATAGGTACTGTAGATTTAACCTCAAATGGTGAAGGTCTTCAGTTTATAGAGGCATATAATAAGAAGAGTATAGTTTCTTCTATAGAAGTTGTTGCAGGTGGTACTGGATATAAAAATAAGACTTTATATTTTACCCCAAGTCAAGTTAATATTAATAATAATACTATTGAGATAGAAGATCATGGTTATAGTGATAAAGAGACTGTAATATTCATAAATGAGGGTGGTTCATTCCCTGTAGGTGTTGCATCAACTACACAATGGTTAGTAAAGGTTTTAGATAAGGATAGCATCAGACTTGCAAGAAAAGTTGTTGTTGGTGCTGGTGAAAGTCTTGGGTCTGATTATTTTTATGTAAATAATAGATTTTTTGATTTTACTGATAAAGGAACTGGAGATCACAAATTAACATATACACCAATTACAGTTACTGTTGATGGTCCTATAGGTGTTAGTACATTTGCTGGTCAAGACTTTAGAACACAAATAAGACCATTATTCACAGGATTTATTGATTCAATATCATTAAGTAAAAAGGGTAGTGATTATGGTGATAGGGAGGTTATGAACTATAACCGCCAACCAGTTATTACTTTAATTAATGGTAAAGATGCTCAATTAACACCTCTTGTATCTTCTGCTGGAGAAATTATTGACGTTGTTATTAATAATTTGGGTAGTGGATATAATTCAGTACCAACTATTGAGGTTGATGGTGATGGATCTGGTGCAATATTAACTCCTATCATTGTGGATGGAAAGGTTGCTGCGGTTAAGATTATTAATAATGGATTTGGATATAAGAGAACTAATACTTACTTAAGAGTTGTTGAAACTGGTAGTGGTGCTAAATTTGAGGCAAAAATTAAAACTTGGAATATTAACCTTGTTCAAAGGTTATTGTTATCAGGTCAAGTAGCTGCTGATGATGGTGTTCTTGGGTTAGGATTAGCATCAAATAAAGAAATTGAATATTGTCATGCATTTTCTCCAAGAGAATTACGTAGGAAATTGCTCTCTACATCAGTTGACGTAGATGGAACAATACTGTATAGAGCAGATATTGTTAATGAGACTAATACTACAAAATATCACTCACCTATTGTTGGTTGGGCATATGATGGTCATCCAATTTATGGTCCTTATGGATATGCGAATAGAGAAGGTGGTGCTGTAAGGAAACTTAATACTGGTTATGAATTGAGAGTAGATGTATCTGGAATTAGACCTCCAACTTATGCATCTGGTGTATTTGTAGAAGATTATGTATTCATTGGTGGTGGAGACTTAGATGAGCACAATGGACGCTTCTGTAAGACCCCTGAATTCCCTAATGGTACGTATGCTTACTTCTTAACTATAGACTCCGCACAGGAGGTTGCAGGACCATTTGCTGGTTATCTAAAACCAGTATTCCCTTATATTATTGGACCAACCTTTAAAGGTGCATCAAACCGTTATAACTTTAGTCAATTCTCTAGTTTAGATTTTGTTGATATTAATAATAGTGATTGGACTAGGTATACTAGTAACTATTCTATTAGAGGTGCAAGATCTAGATATACTGGATTTATTCAACCCAACTTATTCAGTGAAGGTTTTACTGAAGTTGTATCTACAAATGCAGGATCTGTAGATTCTCTCAATATTATTGCTCCAGGTGATAATTACGCTATTGGAGACAATATATTCTTTAATAATGAAGGAACAAGTGGATCTGGTGTATATGCTCGTATAGCAACTATTCAAGGTAAAACGGTTGATAATATTAACGTTTCTGTATACGAAAATAGTGGAGTTCAATTTACTCCTGTACTTGGTAAAGGTAGATATATTGGAATAGGTTCTACTCCTCACAATTATAGTGTTGGTGATATAGTATCAATTCAAAATTTAAATATTCTAGCGACAGAATTTGCTAAAACATATAGTGTTGGTATTGGAACTAATAGACTAACATTAACATCTGATCTTCCATCTACAAGTACAACTGGAATCACTACTTACGTTAATGTTACTGGTACTTTAACATTCCCAACAATTGCTGTAGATGATATTTACGAATCAAATAATGAGCAAGTTAGAATTTTAAGTATTGATAGTCGTAATTCTAGAATTAGGGTAAGAAGAAATATTACTGGTTTAGCAACAGAAACTTCACATTTATCTGGTGATTTCTTAGTTGAAAAACCAAGAAAGTTTACTATTAACACTGGTTATACAACAACTACTCAATATAAGCTTGATCGTATTCTTTACTTTGAACCAGAAGAGTCTATTGGACTTATAAGTGAGAATTTAGTTTTGTATTCTGATCCCGTATCTCTTAGTGCAAGTACTTGGGGTAAAGCAACAGCATCTAATGGTATAGGAACAATTACTTATTATGCTGATAAGACTCCAGACGGTAATATCTCTGCTGCTAAAGTTGGAATTGCTACAACAGTATCTGCTACTGATACAATGGTATTAGAGAATGGTGTATTCACACTTTCAGGTAATATTCATACAGTATCTGCTTTCTTAAGAGGTGAATCTGGTGGAGAAGAAGTATGGATGATTCTACGTGATACTGCGGTAAATGTTTACTATCATCAAAAGGTAACTCTTACTAAAGAGTGGAAGAGATTCAAGTTTACTGCTACAACTAATGCCAACCCACATAAAGTACAGTTTGGTGCTAATGGAGTTGCTGTAGGGTCAGGAACGACCATTAGAGCAACATTGAATAGTACTCCCACATTCTATGTTTGTGGTGTACAGGTAGAGCAAAGTGAATTTATGTCTCCTTATGTTCCAACATATGATACCCAAGTTTTAAGTTCTGCTAAAAAGGTTGGTAAGACATATTTACAGAATTCTGGTGGAAGTGTAAATGCCTTTAGTCCTGTTCCCAATGCATTTTATATTCCAGGACATGGTTTATTAACTGGTGAAAAAATACTCTATAATGTTGGTGCTGGTGGTAGTGGTCCAGCAGTTAGTGTTGGTTCTACAAATTATTGGTTAACTGATAATACAGTATTATATGCTGCTGTTTATAACGATAGTTTTGTTGGTATATCAACCAATCAAATTGGTATTGGAACTACTGGAACCTTTGTTGGAGTTGGTACAGATGATGTTGGTGTTTTAAATATTGACAGTTTTGGTTCTGGAACTGAGCATAGTTTTAAAACAGTTTATAGTGATATAATTACTGGTGATATTATTAAAAAGACTGCGACAGTTGCTACTGCTTCTACACATGGTTTAAGTGATGGTGATGTAGTTGATCTTAAAGTCTTATCTGGAATTCAAACAACATTTATTGTTAAGTATGATGATGGCAATAGAAGATTACTTATAAATCCTGTCTCATTTGCATCTACTAATGTTAATGTGCCAAATAATTCACTTTATATCCAAAATCATGGATTTAGGATGGGTGAAAAGGTTATTCACAATTCTTCTACACCTGCTGGAGGATTAGTAGATTCTGAAATTTATTATGTTATTGTTATCGACGAAAATACCATTAAATTGTCAGATTTGTATTATGAAGAATTGAGTTCTGCTAAAGATATCTCAATTATTGGTATTACTACCGAAGGTGATGGTAGATTAAGTCCAATTAATCCAGAAATTCAAGCATATAGAAATAATACTGTTATATTTGATCTATCAGATAGTTCTTTAGCAAATAGTGGATTCCCTGCTTTTGAATTTGATATTTACACTGATAAATCATGTAAAGATCCATTCTATACAATAGACGAGAATGTAGGAATTTCTAGCATTGTATTAGATTTCCAAGTTACTAAGAATGGTGTTATTGGACAGCAAAATGCTAATTTAAGTTTAATTATTGATGAAAAAACTCCAACAAGTCTTTATTATAATGTAAAACCTCTTAAAAATGCTGGTGCATCTGCATCTAAAGTTGAAGCATTTAGTGATGATTTTAATGTTCTTAACCCCAATAGATTAACTATTGTTGGTAGTAAATTTGATGCTTATACACCCATTACTGGAGTAACTACAAATACATTTGATTATACTATTATTGATACACCAGAAATAAGTTCTTATGATTCTACTGTTGGTGAGGCAATAATTAAATATAACACTACATCAACATATGCTCGTGGACCTGTTGGTGATATATCATTAGATTCTAGAGGAGCTGGTTACAAGTCATTACCTTATCTTGATAAAGTTGTTAGTGTTGCTGGAACTGGAGCACTATTACTTCCTAGAAGTGATAGTATTGGACAATTAACAGAAGTTGTTTTAACTGATATTGGATTTGATTACCCTGCAGACAATACTTTAAGACCTGCTGCTGCTTTACCTGCAACATATAAGATTGAACCTTTATCTAAATTTGAATTTATTAGGATTAAAGATCCTGGAACAAATTACTTTATAGCACCTGATATAGTTGTTGTTGATGGATTTACTGGTCGTGTTAATACTGAAGCATT